CGGCGTGTCGCGGTCATAATCTAGGGTTATGACGACGCGGGCACAGTATGCGGGCCGGTTGGAGGAGTTGCTGGGCGCGGTGTGGCCGGCGGCGATGGGCGGGGATCCGAAGGTTGTTGAGGTGGCCCGGCGGGTGTTGGCGCAGCAGGCGAAGCTGTTCGGGTTCGACGCCGACATCGGGCCGACTCCGCCGATCGGGGACACCGAGCTCGGCGAGGACGACGACGAATTGGCGGCCTACCGGAAGCGGTTCGCCCGATGACCGTGGCAGCGCAGATCACGGTGGTGGGGTCGGTGACGCCGCGGGTGTTCACCCCGCCGATCGGCGGCCGCACCGGGCCGGACGGCTGGCTGTGCAGGCAGTGGACCTGGGGTTATGACTGCATCGAATTTTTGGAGCGCTGCCTGGGGTGGCGGCTGCTGCCCTGGCAGCGGTGGCTGTATGTGCATGCGTTGGAGAAGGATTTCGACCGTAGCGGGTTCCGGTTCAAGTTTCTGCTGGTGCTGATTGCCCGGCAGAACGGGAAGAGCCGCTGGTTGAAGGGGTTGGCGTTGTGGCGGTTGTTCGCTGACGAGTTCGGCCGGTCGACGCCGGATTGCCCGGGGGCGCAGTTGGCGGTGTTGGCGTGCCAGAACTTGCCGTACGCGGAAACGATGCTCAAGGAGGTGGCCGCCGATATTCGGCGGAGCCGGCGGCTGGTGGGGGAGTTTCGGCGGCACCGGCTGGATAACGGGTCGAACCGTATCGAGTTGACTAATGAGCGGCAGTGGCGGGTGGTGGCGGCGAATCGGCGGGCCGGGCGGGGTTGGGCGGTGGATCTGGTGCTGCTGGATGAGTTGCGGGAGCACCAGAATTTCGATGCCTGGGAGGCGATCGTGGCGACGACGACGGCGCGCCCGTATCCGCAGATCGTGTGCTGTTCGAATGCGGGGGATAAGAAGTCGGTGGTGTTGTCGACGCTGTCGGAGGGGGCGCGGCGCCGCATCCAGACCGCCGACACCGACGACAGCGAGGTGGGGTTGTTTGAGTGGTCGGTGCCGATCGATGAGGATCCCCGCGATGAGGGGTTGTGGTATTTGGCGAATCCGGCGATGGGTAATCCGGGGATGTTCGGGTTGTCGGATTTGCGGGGGTATTTGGAGGCGCAGCAGTACCGCAATTTGCCGGGGTTTCAGACTGAGCATTTGTGTCAGCGGGTGGATGCGTTGGAGCCGGGGGTGATGCCGGTGGAGCATTGGGCGGCGACGTTGGACGCGGATTCGTGCCGGGCGGCGGGGGCGGCGGTGTTTGTTGGGGTGGATGTGAATTATTCGCGGGGGTCGTCGTATGTGGCGGTGGCCGCCGCCCGGGAGGACGGTGGCACGCATGTGGAGGTGGTGGCGTCGGGGGCGGGCACCGATTGGGTGATCGACTGGCTCGCCGCCCCGCAACGCAAAGGGCTGTTTGCGGGGATCGCGGTGCAGCGCACCGGGGCGCCGGTGTCGGGGATGATCCCCGAAATGGTCGCCGCCGGATTAACGGTGACCCCGCTGCCGGCCGGGCTGGAGCTGCAAGCCGCGTGCGGATTGTTGTACGACGGGATTTGTGAGCACAGCATTTTTCACCGCCCGGCGCCGCTGCTCGACCGCGCGGCGGCGTCGGGGGTGGCCCGCGCGGCTGGGGATGCGTGGGTGTTCGACCGGCGTAACTCCCCGGTCGATGTGGCCCCGTTGGTCGCGGTGGCCGCCGCGGTGTGGTTGGCGAACTATACCCCGGATGTCAAGGATCCGGTGTGTCACGTGTGGCCGGATGAGACAGTCCTGCAAGGGTGGGAACAACAAGCAGCTGATGGTGAGGTGGAGCGGGCATGGCTGATGACCCCAACGTGACACCGATCGGGGCCCGGCTGGGATCCGAACGGCTCTACGCCAGCGGTTTCCCGGCCGATGACCCCGGCTTGTTGTTCGGCGCCAAACCCGCCAAACCGCCCACTGTGGCCGCGCCGCCGCCCGCCGCCCCAACCTTCCCGGCGCCGGCGGCGCGGGCCGGGTGGCTGTCCACCATGGTCGAGCTGGCCGGAATCACCATCTTGGCCCTCGGCTGCTGGCTGATCCTGCCCGCGGTCGGGCTGATCGTCGCCGGCGGCGCCCTGATACTGCTCGGCATCGCGATGGGTCAAACAACATGACGCCAAGTCAATCCGACCTGCACTTGCCGAATCGCGCTCGGACTGACACCGAACCGCTCAGCAAATGCTCTTTGACTAAGAGCGCGGGTACGAATCAAAATAATGTCATCATCGGTCAATTTGGCCAGCGGATGGCCCGTACCGCGAACATGACGATCTCGGACGAGCATATCGTTAATATTCTCAAGCTGGGTACCGACTCGCAGATGCGCGGGCTGGACGCAAATCGGTCGATCGCAAGAGTGCAAAACACTCATCCCACGCGCGATAGGCCCGATGAAGATTTCGTAACTGACACGGTGAGCCAACAGACTGGATCTGCGAGAATAGTGGATTTCGCCATACCCCCAGTTTGTGAACGGTCCCACCCAATCCCAACACATTTTTTCGTCCGGTGGTTCGCCTGGCATAAACCAACGAAACGCTTCAATCGGGGTCTGGCCAGCTGGTCTCATGGTTCGCAGCGCATCTGGGTGGCCGTGTCGACTCATGCGCTGATAATGCAGACCGCACCATCCCTTTGCATGCATCGGACGGTTGCAATCTTCTATCGAGCAAGACTTAATCATCTGTGGAGTTTAGCATCTGTTAGGACTAGGCTATGAGCATTTTGGCGAGACTTCTCAGCCGTGAGGCTCATGGCCTTGAACAGCGTGCATTAACATCCAGCGCTTTCGTTCCTCCCCCACAAGTCGGAGTTATCGACGATTTTGTGGGAGTCCATCGCGCTATGTGTAATATGACAGTTTACGGCTGCGTCCGGCTGCTGGCCGACACCATCGCGTCGCTGCCGTGGAAGGCGTACCGCAAAGACAAAAACGGTGTCCCGGTCGAGCTGAACCCGCAGCCCGCCATCATCCGCCAACCCTTCCCCGGCTTCAACCTCTACCAGTGGAAATGGATGGTGATCGCCGGCCTCGCCCTGCGCGGCAACTCGTATCATCTGATCACCAGCCGCGACGCCGGCGGGACACCGACGGCGCTGATGCCGATGCACCCGGACATCGTCTTTCTGGAACGCCGCCCCGACATCCTCGCCTGGTTCGACCCGATCTACCGGGTCATGGGCGAAGCGGTCAACAAAAACGACATTTGCCATATCCGCCGGTTCACCATGCCCGGCGAACCGTGGGGACTGTCCCCGATCCGGCAAGCCGCCGTCGCCATCGGACTGTCCCTGTCGGCCGAGGAGTACGGCTATCGGTGGTTTAAAGAAAGCGCCAGCCCGAGTGGTTTGTTGATGACCGAGCAGAACCTGGATACCGATGCCGTGGAGCGCCAGCAGCAGAACTGGATCGCATCGCATGGTGGGCGGCGGCTGCCGGCGGTGTTGACCGGCGGCTTCAAATGGCAGAACCTGTCCATCAGCCCAGACGAATCCCAGTTTCTGGAGACCCGAGAATTCCAAAGGACTGATATTTGCATCATGTTCGGTGTCCCGCCGGTGCTGCTGGGCGACACCAAGGCCACCACCGCGTGGGGCACCGGCATCCAGCAGCTCACCCAGGGGGCGATCACCTACACGTTCCGGGCCTGGACGAGTTGTATTGAGTCGGCTATCTCGGATCTGCTGCCCCGCGGCCAATACATCAGCTTTGATTTCGACGCGCTGCTCAAGGGTGACATCGACAGCCGCTACAAGGCGTACCAGACGGCGATCCAGGCCGGGTTCATCAACCGCAACGAAGTCCGCGCCAAAGAGGAAATGGAACCCGCGGGCGGCCTCGACACCTTCCTGCAGCCGGTGAATATGGCGCCGGCCGGGTTCGATCCCGCGAAAACCGCCGCGCTGGCCGCGAAAGGCCCGGCTGGGGAGAAACCCGCCGACACCGAGCCCGGGTTCGGTGGGCGCCCCCAAACCCCGTCAACCAACGGATCCCCGGTAGGAGCAACACCATGACCACCGTCGCTAACCGCGTCAACCTGCTCAACGTCCCCGAAACGAGGGCGGCGTGCCCGTTCGAATACCGCCAAGACCGCGACGGCCGGATCGTGCTGGAAGGCTACGCCGCCACCTTCGACCCCTACGACGTGTACGGCGGCCCCGACAAAGGCGGGTGGACCGAGCAGTTGCAGCGCGGCGCGTTCGACGTCACCCTGGCCAGCAAACCCGACGTGATGCTGCTGGTCAACCATGAGGGGATGGCGCTGGCCCGCACCACCACCGACACCCTGTTTTTGGCTCGTGACCGCACCGGGCTGAAGATCCGGGCCCTGCTGGATCCGGCCGACCCCGATGTGCAAAGGTTGATCCCGAAGCTG